CCGGAACAGACGCGATCGCAGATACAGCAGATCAGTATGGACAGGCAGCAGATAATGCGGAAAAACTGGCGGATGCCAATAAAAAAAATGCAACAGCTACGAAAAAAGCAAAAAAAGAAACAAAAAGCTATCTTTCATCACTTGATGAAGTTCACAAAGCCACATCTACTGGCAGCAATTCATCTTCCACACCATCTTCATCTGGTGGAAATGGGGGAACTTCTGGAGGATTATCTGGCGCAGTAAGCAATGTGGATTATGGCAGTTTAGCAGAGGGCGAAACTGCACTTGACAAGATTAGTGATTCCGCAAAGAAACTTGCTGACCTTCTTAAAAAACTCTGGAAGCCATTTCAGGACGCATGGAAAAAAGAAGGTAAGAATACCATTGACGCGGCAAACATTGCCTTGTCGGGAATTGCAAAGCTCGCCAAGAGTGTAGGTAAAAGCCTTGTAGAGGTCTGGACAAATGGCACAGGCACAACAATGCTCACGACCATGCTTAAGATTGCCCAGAACGTGCTTAAAACTATCGGTAATATCGCATCTGGTTTCGCTGATGCTTGGAATAAGAACAATGTTGGAACACAGATCATCCAGAACATTGCAGATGCTCTTGTGGTAGTCATGCAGTTCGTTGAAAGAATTGCAGAGGATACAGCGACATGGGCGGCAAACCTTAATTTCTATCCGCTGTTGGAATCTATCAGTAATCTGACAAGTACATTTGCACCAATTCTGGAATCCATCGGAAATGTTCTTGAATGGATCTATAACAATATCGTTCTCCCGATGCTGAAATGGCTGATTGAAACAGGAATTCCGACAGTGATTAACCTAGTGTCTGATTTGGCTGGATTCTTTGCAAATCATCAATCAATCATTGAAGCATTTGGTGCAGCTCTGATCGGAGCATTTGCGGCAGCAAAGATTGCAGGCTTAGCTTCGAGAATCGCAGGAAGTATAACGACAGTAGCAAGTTTCATTAAGGGTCTTATTGCACTTATGACTGGTTCTAGCGGCATTATGGGAGGAATTAAAGCTATTGCAACGGCTATCGGACCGGGCGGAATTTTTATAGCAGCAATAACGGCTTGCATTGCAATTGGCGTATTACTGTACAAAAACTGGGACAAGATTAAAGAAGTTGCAGGGGAAGTATGGGATTGGATTAAAAATAAAACATCAACATTTGTCAACGCTATAAGCTCTAGTCTTAAGAATCTCGCATCTAAAATTGTGACGATTTGGGATAATGTCAAATCCAGCGCATATCAAAAATGGACTGCAATTTGGTCAACAGTAGGAAATCTTGTTGAGAGAATTAAAAACGGTATAGTGGAAAAATTTACATCAGCCAAAAATAAGGTTGTCGATATATTTGGCGGAATTAAAGATACCATTCGAAAAATATTGAACAAGGTCATTGGCATTGTAAATAGCGCAATTGGAACTGTCAACAGTGCGATTGGTGGAATTGAATCTGCATTTTCTTTTGGCCCGTGGGAAGTGCCTACACCGTTCGGAAAGAAAACAATCGGATTTAGTGCAACATTTCCGAGAGTGCCAACAGTACCTTATCTTGCAAAAGGTGCGGTTATCCCTCCAAGATCAGAATTCCTCGCTGTGTTAGGAGATCAGAAGCAAGGAAACAACATCGAGGCACCAGAAGCTCTGCTCAGAAGAATCGTGCGTGAGGAATCAGGGCAGCAGAGTGGTGGTGATTACAGATTCACAGCTCAGATTAATAGACGGACTATTTTTGACGAAATTATAGACGAAGCAAAATTAAGACGCAGCACAAGCGGAAGAAATCCGTTTGAACTGGCATAGGAGGTGGAAACGTGGCAACTATTCCAAAAAGTATAACAAAACGATACAAGATGAACGGGGCCTCCATCTATCAGCCAGATAAAGATATGGGTTATAACCTCGAAACAACTTATTCAGAAGGTAGTAACCGTACGCAGTTCGGAAAAGCGTTGTTAACTCCATTGTTTACAGTCGAACAGTATAGCTATGAAGCATCAAACGTTCCAGTTATAGAAGCAAACAAAATTCTCAAAATTATCGCAAAAGGAAAAACTTTCAATTTGTACCATTGGTCGCTTTACCACATGGCATGGAGAACTGACCCGTTTTATGTCGGAAAAGCAAGCCTAACTATTGGAGAAATTTCGCCAGACTTAAAATTTGTATCAAAAATATCTTTTAACATGCAGGGGGTGAATCCACTTGATTAATGTATCTGATGCGTTCAAACAAAAACTACAGGACGGAGAAAGAGTCTGGCAAGAAGTGGAAATCATCTTTCCTGACGGAACTGTAAAAATAGTCAAAAATGAAATCATGGGTGAAAACTGCACCTTTTCCGATTGTGCAGAAAGTAGCAGCTTTCCGATTGGCTGCGTTGTTTGTAAATCCATGACATTGGAGTTGGACAACACTTCCGACCAGTGGAAAAACTATAACTTCTACATGGCGAAAGTCCATGCGTATCTTAAAATGCAGACCTCCGTAGCAAGTCCGGCTGCAACAGATGAATTGCTGGATGAAAACTATGACCCAATTCTTGACCAGAGTGGCGGTGCGATTCTGGCAACAAAAGCAGCGACAGAAGACAGAATCGAAACCATTGATAAAGGTATTTATACAATTACGACACCAGAACAATATGGCGAAATCCTTAGTTTTACCGCTTTGGACGATATGTATAAAACGAACGCAACTTATATATCTCATCTGGTTCTGCCACAGTCAATAGAGACTCTTGTTAGAGATGCGTGTGAGACTCTTGGTATTCCGTCAGAAGTCTCCATGGCTCATGGAAATCTGATCGTGTCAGAGATTCCGGAAAACATGACGTTTCGTCAGTTGTTCGGATGGGCAGCAATGCTTGAGACTGCGAACGCTCGCCTGGACAGCAGAGGATACTTGCGATTTATCAGATGGGATTTTTCCAATGTACAAGAAGATTACAACGCAGTAGTGGACGCTGATGGAAATGTAACATTTAAAGGCGGCGCAAGTATTGACTCAGAAAGTTTTATCAGTCCGACAGGGAACTTGACAATTGATAGTGATGGATTCTTGACACTGATCGAATCAGCAGCTGACACATCCGAAAAGCTCAAAGACTTTTTTACAAGTCCAACCGTTTCTAGTGATGATATTGTGATTACTGGAATCAAGCTAAAAAATAGAGAAAATGAAGCCATGTACGGAAGCACAGGATATGTTCTTGAATTGGAGAACGACCTTGTTGCGGATTCGGACTTGGACACGGTAGCTGCTCAGATCGGTGATTCCATAATTGGAGCTAAATTCCGTAACATGTCGGGAGAACTTGCATATAATCCACTCATTGAGTTTGGAGATATGGCATATACTTACGACCGCAAGTGGAATAGGTATATCACTCCACTGACAGACGTTTCTTGTTCCGTTAATGGAAAGACTACTGTAAAAACTCAAGCCGATGATCCGATCAGAGGAATGAGCAAGTTCCAGTCAGAATCCACTAAGGCAATTGTAGAGGCAAGGCGTCTTGTAAAAAAAGAAAAAACGGCCAGAGAAAAAGCAGTAGAGAAATTAGAAGAAACCTTAAAAAATTCTTCTGGATTATATGAAACATCAGTCACACAGGAAGATGGCAGTACTATCACATATCTGCATGACAAGCCTACACTCGCAGAATCAAAAAATGTAATTAAATTCACAGCAGAAGCCATTGGCGTATCCAATGATGGTGGCAAAACATATCCTTACGGTTTCTTTCTGACAGGCGATTTGATAGCAAAAATTCTGTACGCACATGGTATCAATGCTGATTATATTGACACAGGCGCACTGACTGTCAGAGATAGCGATGGAAACATAATCTTCCAGGTTGATATGGATACCAAAAAAGTAATCATCAGTGGTGATAATGTTGTAATTGGTGGTAGTTCTTTGCCGGATAAACTGACAAAAATGGACAACAATATTGCATCTGCCAAGAATATGACATTCCAGCTGTCGAACGATATGCAGACGATCACATCTGACGCAGACGGCAACATTCCGGTATTTCCAACAGTGGCAACTACAGCGAAAGTTATGTACGGCTCGTCAGATATCACAAATGATTGTAGCTATACCATTACAAAATCAGACAGTGTAACCGGCTCTTGGGATGTAGATACACATACTTACACTGTCACAGGCTTGAGTGCAGACAATGGATGGATAGACATCAGAGCAACATATCTCAGCAATCTGTCAGTAACAAAAAGATTCACGATTTCTAAGCAGAAAAAGGGCGAAGATGGAAAAGATGGTGAACCTGGTAGAACATACATGGTTGAGCCATCATGTAACGTCTTGAAACGTGGCTCTGACAAGACAATTAGTCCAAACTTTATAACATTTAAAGCGTATTATCGTGACGGAAAGTCAGCTACTAGAGTGCCTTATAAAGGCAGATTCGTTGTTGAAGAGACTGCTGACGGAAATACTTGGAATACCATTTATACTAGTTCAACCGATGAGGACACCGTGACACACTATTTGTATTCTATTTTGACAAATGGATCTGGTCAGACAGTAGCAAGTTCTAATGGTTCAACTGTCGGTATTCCAAGAGATGTGACAAATGTTAGATGTAAATTATATGCGTCCGGTGGAACTACAACATTGATGGATATGCAGAGCGTGGCGGTCGTTATTGATATAGACAATTTGACGCAGGAGCAAATAGTTAGCATTCTGACTAATGACGGGGCTTGGAAGGGATTATATTATAGCAATGGGCGTCTCTACGTCAGCCTTGATGCTCTTCTTGGTGGAACAGTTACCTTGGGCGGCAAAAAGAATGGGAACGGTTATCTGAAAATTAAAGATGCCAGCAATGCTGTTAAAGGATTAATTGATCGCTCTGGATATACTGTATTTACAAGCTACGAAGAAAATTCAAAATACATGAAATATACAGGTGTACAGTTTTCAAGCGATGGAATATTCCCTGTTGATATCAAGAAGTTCTTTGACGATGAAGTAGATATTGAAATTGAAAATAGTGAAAATTGGGGAATCAGTTGGAAGGATAACAGTCTAAACGTATATGCCACAGAGGTATCGGCTGATACCGGTACATTTGGAGATTTAACTGTTACTAATTCTGCATCTTTTGCAAAATCGCCAAAGATAGAAAACATGGAGTATACGACATCATCAAATACTATTTGTTGGGATGGACGTACAGGATACAAACAGCTGATGCTGAAATCTTCATCCTCGAAACGCTATAAAGATATTGGAAACAATATTTCAGAGCAAGAAATTGAAGAATGGTACAATATCGAACCAACGTGGGCGAAATACAAAAAGGGATATCTAGTTAAAGGGGACGAGAATGAAGGAAGATATATCCCAATGTTTATTGCTGAGAATGTAGAAGTATTCTTTCCGGAAGCTACTCGGCATCAAAACGGACTTGTTGAGGACTGGAACGAACGTATCATGATACCTGCTATGTTTGCAATGATAAAAAGCCAGAAAGAACAGCTTGACCGACAGGAGAAACTAATTAATCAGCTCTATGAAAAGTTCAATATAGAAAAGGAGAATTAATATGGCAAAATTTAATGAATATCCCGTAAAAACAACACCAAAAGATGCAGATAAATTTATGCTTTACAGTGCGGAGGATGCGGCAAACAAGCTGATTGATTATGATAAGCTTGCTGATGCGGTACTCAATAAATTGACATCAAAGACCTTCGGACTGGATCAGGGAACGATGACGTTACCGGCCGCGCTTAACCAATTAAATAGTAACCCAAATTTAATGAATCTAGATAATAACATAGAAAACTTTATTAACGCATCTCAAAAGCCACGTGCTTACTTTGTATGGGGAACTATCGGAGGACTCTTTGGCGGTTGGGCTTGGGGAATATTAATGTGTTCTGGTAGTATTAGAGTTGCCAATTTTATAGGAATAAATAACGCTTCAAATTCAATAGCCGCAGCAACTTATAAGAAAAAAACTTGGACTAAAATATCTATTATCGGATAATAAAATTAAATATAGAATGAATTATGAAATGGAGGTACATAAATGTCAGTAAAGCAAGTACAAGCTATTGTAAATGGACAGACTTACACCCTTACTTTTAACAGTAATACGGGCAAATATGAAGCTACAGTAACAGCTCCAAATAAGTCCAGTTACAGCCAGAGCGGACATTATTACGGAATAACAATCAAGGCAACGGACGATGCTGGAAACGTGACCACCAAAGATGCAACAGATTCCGCAATCGGTAGTTCCCTGCGATTAACCGTTAAAGAAAAGGTCGCTCCGGTAATTACAGTCACAAATCCAACAGCATCTGCAACACTTGTCAACAACAAGCCAACTATCACATGGACTGTTACAGATGATGATTCTGGTGTTAATCCGTCTACTATCGGTATCACAATCGATTCCGGAAGCAAGATTACTGACGGCATTACAAAGACCGCCGTAACCGGTGGTTACAATTGTTCGTACATACCGGCAACAGCTCTTACCGATGGTTCTCATACCATTAGGTTTGATGCATCCGATTACGATGGCAACGCAGCTACGCAGAAATCTGTAACATTCAAGATCGATACCGTACCGCCGACGTTGAGCGTAGCCTCTCCGTCTGATGGATACGTTACCAACAAGAGCACAATTACTGTAGCAGGTACAACCAATGATGCAACATCTTCTCCTGTAACCGTTACAGTTAATGGCAAAGCTGTCACTGTTGGTAGCAACGGAGCATTCAGCACTACGGTCACATTGTCCGCAGGCTCAAATACAATTACTATCGTTGCAAAAGACAGTGCCGGTAAGACAACAACCATTACTAGAACTGTCAAGTATGATCCGAACCCACCAAAGATTACAGCCGCAAGCGTAACGCCTAATCCGGTCGATGCAGGCAAAACTTATGTGATCTCTGTCACAGTAACTGATGAATGATGATTACGAGGGTTTACGGCTCGTGTAATGAGTTCGCTATTGAGTTCCAGAGACGAGAGGGATCGGATCTCGAAATCTGGGACGCAATAGTCCCTGCCAATAGAGATGGACAGTATGTCATAGAAATCTATGCAGAAAGTAGTGGTGGCTTGACAGCTTATACCGCCACTGTACTGTTTCTGATATCAGGGCACGAGATTGCTGGAAAGCTCGTTCCGAGAGGATATACGGCAGAATCAGAGAACATCGAGTACAGCTCATTGCTGAATCTGAGTCAGCTGACGGCAGAGCTTGTAAAGCAATGTTTCAGTGGACATAAAATATGCTGAAAGGAGAGAGGACATGGCAATTAGATACGTAGATAGCAATACAATAATGGATTTGGGAGAAAAAATCCGATTTAAAAGTAAAGTAGAGCCGGTATGCGGTGTAGACATCCCTTTTTCCATCATTTCAGCGGATTACGAATTGATTTTCGTTGATACAGATGCTGAAACAGAGACTGTAGAAGATCAAGGAAATTGCAATATCAACGAGCATACGCTAGATGCGTTAATTGAGCCACAAAAAACAGGAATCTATTGTCTGAGATTCACATATAAAATTGCAGATGAAACGTGGGTAGATAATTATAAAATCAAAGTGAAAGGGTGATATGCATGGCAGATGCAAACATTTATATAGCCGGTGCAAGCATAAGCCCTACATCAGTTCAGACAGGGGCGAAATATGCGATTGCTGTTGATGTTCGGAATGTCCAGTATGTATTAGGCACAAGTGATGGCTCAGCACTTGCCACTTCTGATGGTTCGATGCTGAGAGTGAAAGAATAGAGGTGATTATATGGCAGAATCATTAAAAACAATATTAATGTCGGCACTGGCTTCGAAAGCAACGCCGGCAGAAAGTGACACATTGATAGTTGGAGAAGGGAATGTATTAAAAAAAATATCGTTCTCACAATTATTTACATACCTGAAAGACAAGCTAGGCATTAATACATTAAACACGAAGATAACTTTTGTAAATCAAGTTTATAAAGGTACTGGAGCAAGACATATCTATATTAATCCACCAGATACTAACAATGATTATTACTTAATAGGAGCTACTAATGCGGATTGGAACGCTTGTCCAGTTAGTATAGTTGCTGTAAGTAAGCAAAATTCTACTCATATAGTGCATTTTACGGGTAACATTGAAACTGGTAAATCTGTTCGAATACTCAGTATGTGGACACAAGCTAAATATATAACTTTTAAATCATAATATAATTTATGCTCGTATAAACATTAAATCTGCTATATAATTACCTGCTGATACAAACCCATTACAAACAATATTATAGCCATTTGATGAAACGCCTACTGCGCAAATAAGAGCTTTGTTATCTCCCGAACCAATAACACCAATATTTTGATTATTTGTTGATACTTTTACTGGTAAGGTCAGAAGAACTGTCCCATTTTGTATACCAGAAGCAGTAAGTGAATTAAATCCAATATGGAGATATAAAAAGCTATCGTTATATATACAATATGTTTGTCCAGTTTGCAAATATCCGCCACCATTATATGTTTTTAATGTAACATTTTTATTATTTATCTTCGTGTTTAGCATCTGTACCTATGCTTTATAATTAAGGTACGGGAGGTGCTGATAATGGAGTCAAGGCAAATGATCATACAATCAGTAATGCAAGTATTAAAGAGCAAAGTGGATCAGGAGACACTGGATATAGTGCAAGATGCGCTTACGATCGAACTGAATCGTTATGAAGTCCAGGAACGAACAACAGAACTATCGGTGGTAGACAATAGTGCTGTAGGAATGTTACGCAGGTATATTGCTACCAAAAGAATCGAGGGCAAAGCAGAGTTTACACTGAAAAGATACTGGGAACAGAACCTACAGTTAATATGCCAAGAATCCGAGCAGCACCATAAGGCTCTTATTTTTGCACAAATTTGCGCCGGCGCAATGCCGAGAAAGGACAAGAATATGGAATTAAAAGGAATTGACGTATCATCGTGGCAAGGAAAACCAGATTGGCCAAAAGTATCGAATTCTGGAGTTAAGTTTGCAATATTAAGAATCCATCAAAAATCTGGAGTCGATACATCTTTTGAACACAACTACAAGGGCTGTAAATCCAATGGAATTCTTATTGGTGGATACAAGTACAGCTACGCTTTAACACCGGCACAGGCAATTGACGAAGCTGAGGACGTGCTTTCCGTTCTTGGTGGTCGTGGACTTGATTTTCCAGTATTCTATGACCTTGAATGGAGTCAGCAGAGAAGCCTTGGCAAGCAAGCTATCGAGAATGTTGCAATAGCGTTTCTGACCAGAATCAAGAAAGCCGGTTATAAAGTCGGAATTTATTGTAATCTCGACTGGTATAATAACGTTCTGTCAGATGCTTTGAAGCAGTATGATTGTTGGATTGCTCGTTATCCGGCTAACGACAACGGCTCTGTACAGGAAAGATTGCGTCCGAATGTCGGTGTAGGCTGGCAATATTCCAGCAAGGGAAAAGTTCCAGGAATCAGCGGAAATGTTGATATGGATGTGTTCTACAAAGACTACAGAGATTCTAACCAGAAAGGAGAAACTAAAATGGTAAAAATCAGTAACTGCGGACATGATGAAAGAGGAAGATATGCAGGTGGGAAAGCAGGAGATCAGACTGGTACAGAATATCAGATCATGAACTGGTACAGTAGACCGTGGCTCTGTGTCCTAAGATTCAATGACACCAAAATCGCAACCATGATTGCAGACATGGCGACAAAAGCGGCACAGAACAATCTCATCGGATACGATCAGGGCACTGCCGGAAACAGCAATGACCGGTATTCGTTCTGGCGGCACTTAAAGGCAAGCAACTACGATCCGGCGCAGATCACGGTAGCTTGCGAATCTGATTGCAGCGCAAGTACAGCAGCTATCGTCAAGGGGGCTGGGTATCGCTTAAATAACGCAAGACTCAAAGCGGTCAGCATCTATCTGACGACACGAAACATGAGAGCTGCAATGAAGATTGCCGGTGCGAAAGTACTGACGGATAGAAAGTATCTGACATCCGGTGACTATTTAAAGGCAGGAGATATCCTCCTGAATGATAACCACCACGTGGCTATCGCTGTTACCACTGGCGTAAAAGCAAGTACGCTTTCAACGCCAACTATCCTGTCTAAAACTCCGAAGTGGGTGGGTAAGGTAACTGCAAATACACTTAATGTCCGCACATGGGCAGGAACAGAGTATGCACAGCTTAAAAGCTATCCTACACTTGCAAAAGGCAATTTAGTTGATGTATGCGATACCATTAAAGCCAAAAATGGAGCATCTTGGTACTATATCCGCATTGCCGGAAAATATTTTGGATTTGTTTCTGCAAAATACATCAAAAAAGTATAAAATATCCCGGGGTTAATTCCCCGGGAGTTTCTTTTTAAAATTAATGATAGCATCATTGCGCCAGCGAACTGGCACATAGAAGATGTCATTAATCATTTTTTTGAATTTTTGGGAAAATGTCTAGCTCAAAATTAATCTCGTTACCTTTGCCGTAAGTGTTTTTTATATTTTTCGAGTAGACGACTTTTTCAACTAGATTCTTGAGCATTCTATTTCGTGATTCTATGTTAAGGTCCCAATAGTTATTAAGCAGCTCTTCACAACGCGGAATAAAATTCGACTGTTGTGCCTTAATATTCTCATCGTGTTCGATTTCTTCTCTTAATTTCGTAATAATATCAGAGCATGATTGGATAGACCTAGCTATGGTTTTGGAGCGTTCAAGGAAGACTTCTGTGGTGTAGATTCCGCGCTCAAGCAGATCGTACTGTTTTGCTTTTTGGACATTTAAGCTTTCCAGCTCACTTTCTTTTTCGCGTATAAGATTTTGCTTAGATACTATACCAGAATTGATAGTATTATATGGAACATTAATATCATTGTTCAGCTTATACTTCTCTGTTATTCCTTTAATTCCATCAAGCACAGCTTTTTCAACTAGAGATAATTTGCTACTCACTGTAGGGCAAGACGTATATGGACACATGAGGGTATCTTCCTGTCCGCGTTTTTGATGAGGGCGGCGAACCATGGCACGACCACACTTGCTGCAATAGACAATTCTGGCAAGCGGATTGCGAACTGTGTTTTTTATGCTAATCGGACGGGGTGGGTTCTTTTGACGTATCTCTTGCACAGAATTATACAGATCGTCTGATATAATAGACGGATGCAATCCCTCACAGATAAGGACATTCCTGGACCGTGGGCGTGTCTTGACTACTTGACCATTCTGTATAGTCTTTACTGTTTTTCGACCATTCCACCGGATTTTTCCTATATACACCGGATTTGTTAGAATTCCCTGTATGCTGGCAGGAGTCCAGTCACCACCTAGCGCAGATTTTATTCCCATGTCGTTTAATTTCCGTACAATCTTCGCAACTCCAATTTGCTCACAACCATCACCGGCATACCAGGTGTATATCATCTTTACGATCTCGGCTTGAGCCGGAACAGGTCTGAGGGTATAACCTTTTTCTTTTTCGAGTTTTACTCTTTCGTATCCGTAAGGTGGCTTGTTGCCACAGTATTTACCTTCTTTTACAGATGAGATTCTACCATTATTCAATCGACGCTTGATGGTCTTATATTCACGCCTGGACATGAAGAGTCCGAATTCAAAGTACTCTTCGTCAAATTCGTTGTTTGGGTCATATATTTTTGTTGGGGTTATAATCTTCGTATCGGAATATTGGAATGCTCTGGAGACAACACCTTGGTCGATAGTGTCACCTCTGGCAAGACGTTCTACTTCGACAACCAAAACACCGTCCCACATACCGGATTCCACTTCGTGAAGAAGCTGCTGCATGACAGGACGGTCAGCAATAGTTTCGCCAGATACCACTTCACGGTAAATTGCACCTACAATGTACTCTTTTTTCTTTGCAAGCTCTAACAGGATCCGTTCGTGTCTGGCAAGAGTTTCGCCCTCTCCATGTGCTTCAGCTTCCCGATCGGCTCTGGATTTCCTTAAATAGATGCATACTGATTCATTCATTTCATCATTCTCCTTTTTTACACTTGTACGGCAATCCCGGAGATGATATACTTAATGTGTAGGTAAGATTTTTCTCTGGAATTGTCTTATTTTTAAAAACCGGTCCTCGTTGGTAGCGAGAGCCGGTTCTTTTTTATAAAAGTTCTGATTTTTTCTGGTCAAATTCTTCTTGAGTAATAATACCGCTATCTAAAAGCTCTTTGTAATCCTTCAGTAGTTCAACGGATGTTTTCTGATTTCGAACATTTTCAACAGCATCAGAGCTTTTGGAAATATTGAAGCTCTTTAACTGCATATCTATATTTGAACTACAGCGGAATCCAATAGTATTTATTTGATTGGTTTCGATATTCCGCATTTTCATAGATGCATAAGAATCCACTTCAATGTTATCACTTGTTGTGGTAGCAGTTCCAGTAGTAGTGGAATTATTCTTTCCTTTAGTTTTCTTTCCGGTTCCAACAGCTGCACCGACAGCTGCGCCGACAACAGGGTTTCCAAGCGTGACAGCTGTAGCAGCCGTACCAATAACAGCACCAGCTAATCTTCCTTTTCGTTTTGTTTTTTCTTTACTTTTCCCTTTAGTGTGAGATGTTGTAGTTGTCTTTTCTACTGTTCTGTATTCCGGCCCGTTCCATTCATAGTCGAAAAGTTCATATTTGGTTGGAGCATCTGACACTGTAACAGATCCATCTTTCCATTGCTTCAAATCAAATCTTGTGTGTTTGGAACCAAGCTCAAAATCCTCCTTACCGGATATAACTCTCAGATTCAATACTCGAACAGGTTTTTCTACAACCGCCGGCTGGGTTGCTACGGAATTATTTGATATTGCAGGTTTTTGAACCTTATTTTTAATAGACAGCAAAAGTGCAAAAATAAGATACAAAACAGCAATTCCAAATACCTCAAGTACAACAACGACCATAATATTGTCTGATGAAAGATCGTTTGAACTCATCAAGGCCACAATCATTAATACAATTAATGCGGTCCAAACGATCATCAACACATTTCGTATTTTTTTCATATTTCCCCCTTTTGACACGATTACTCAAAATTCTCGATATAATTCTTATATAGATTCCTTATTTTGGCAGCCTCCCTCTGCCTGATTGGAACAATATCCCCCGATATCATCTCAAAATGATCTGATGCATCTTTAATTTCGTCCATGTTGACGATATAACTTTGATGGCAACGGAGAAATCTTCCATCAAGATGCGGCTCTATATCTGACAGCTTTCCACGTGCTACATGTATAACGCCGCAAGTACAGTGGACGAGAATTGATTTATTTCGGCTTTCTATGTATTCGATGTGACGGAATTCTACCCGATGTAAGTGATCTCGGTTTTTGATAGTCAAGGCTTTCTCACGGATATCTTCCAATGTGTGTGCTACGACAGAATACATGCGTCCATGCTCAGAGCCTTTGATGATGTAATGCACTGGCAAGACGTCCAATGCGTCAAATACATAGTTTTTGTATGCTGTCCAGAAGGCAATGTTACCATTATATCCATTTTTCCTGAGCTGTCTTGCAACATTTATGCCATTCTCATTATCAAGGACCACATCCAACACGACTATATCGTACCATTGACCGTCTGCTATATCGTCAATCAGCGGCTTTCCACTACTATAAGTGTTTAGCGTGTAACTCTTGTCTCCGCGCTTTTTCAAAAACTCATCAACATGAGCCTTAAAAAAATCAATCTGTAAAGAATTATCGTCACAAATCGCAATTTTCATGCAAATCAGTCCTTTAAATTGTCATTTTCGCCATTTGCGTTAAATAAGAATTCTATATGTTATAGTTGATTATAGCATCATGCAATATAGTTGTAAATAGACGTTTGTAGGTGATTTTAGAATGAAAAGAGTCAAAAAAGTACTAATTTTGATATCGGTTATAGTTTTTGTCAATTATATAATCCATCTTCCAATGTGCGTGGATGATTATGTACACAAGGATTCTGACATATACTCTGCTCAACACATGTGCAGGCATTCGACCTTGACCAGGAACGCGAAGGGAATTTTGAAAACAGACGGTATTATAGAAACAATAAAAATTCCACTCAAAGCGAACTTCCTTTTTGCAAAAGTAAAAATTATATTCGATATTACGAATATTCCAGTGTACCACTGGCAGTTAGCTAGAGGAAATTTAGGCGTGTCTCGTTTTATTGGACTTGTGGGTTGATATAATAAGAACGAATGTTCGGTCATATTTCCCACAAAACGCACATATACTGTAATGTAGGTGGTAATTACAATAGGGAGGGTTATTTATGGATTATAAGAAAGAGATTATTGAGATGATACAGAAAATACATAGTGAATCAATGATAAAATTTATTTACGGGTGCGTAAAAAGGGCTTATAAAGAAGAAAGGGCAGGAAAATAATTCCTACCCTTGTGCTTTAGAAAATAAACTTCTCAAAAAAATCACATAACAAATCTTTTTTATCGGGCGGCAGGTTATCGTATTCAAGAATGATTCTTTTGAAACGAGGGTCTGACTGCTCGATTTTTGTAACTACGTCTCCAAATTCAATATCAGGGTCTTGATTCTCTTTTAAATCTGTCAAATCTGACATTCTTATTCGGAAATAATCGGCCAAAGCTCTAATCTTTCCGGTTCCTGGCATCGAATTACCTTTGCACCACATATTAAATGTAGATGCGTTTGTTCCAATGGCTTCAGCGATTTCCTTTTGCTGTTTTCCACTTCTTGAAATGTACTTATTAAGATTATTCGAGAAGATCTTTTTCTGCTCTTCAGTTGTCATGATTCTTTTCCTCCTTACATTTTGTATTTTACATCATATTTATAAAAAATTCAATAGTCAATTCAATTATTTTGAATTTTGGTGTTGACAATTCAATTCAATTGAATTATAATAAGCTCAGAAGTTAAGAAAGGAGATGAGTGAATGCCAAAAATTTCATTAGAAGCCGTTCGTGTGAACGCAGGATATAACCAGAAAGAATGGGCTGAAATATTCGGTATTTCCAATGCTACAGTGGTTAACTGGGAAAAAGGAAAAACTGAGCCTACATTATCACAACTTAGAAAAATGAGTGAACTTTCTGGAATCCCTATGGATTTTATTTTTGTGCCAAATAACTTCAATTAAATTGAATTAGAAAGGAGCGTAAATGGACGCATTACAATTTAACAAAGCCGTCAGCCAACACTGCAAAGAATCTGGTGGAGACTGTTGCAAATGTGACCTACGGCTTTACTGTTACCTATCGCCCAGCGAGCGACCGGATGAGTTAGTGAGTTTGGTTATTGATTTTTTGCATAACCGCATTGAAAACCATGATCATTATACCCATCACAGTGCGGCTTCATTTCCGTGTATTGATGATATGGACATGAGCACCGCAGTAGGCGGCGACTGTTACCAGAAACCTCATACTCTTCACAAACGTTCACGTGCTTGTGAATCTTGTGGCAATGATACAGTCGTGTAATTGTTTCAACCATATAATTCCCCTTTCGTTATACTCGGCATGTCGGTGCCTGTAAATGCATTATAGGTAGAGGGAAAAGGAAACGTCAATAGAAAGGAAATCATCAATGAAAAAATTAACAGCGGTTTTATTGTTCGGAATCATGGCAACAGGCGTTACTGCTTGCTCAACAGCAAGTACAGTAAATTACAATCTCAACAAAGAAGCGGATGAGTTCAATGTGTACAGAAAAATCACCGTAACTAATGCCAGAACCGACACTATCATGTTGCAGGCAGAGGGGTATATGTCTCTTAGCAATAACAGTAGCGATGAGCTTGTAATGACTATCAAGACAGGTGAGGGTACATACTTTAAGGATTACATCTACTTGAACGACTGGACCTGTTATGTGATGGAGCAAACAGAGCCGAACACAGTAGACAAATATCACTATGAATTAGTTTTCTATCCGGAAAGAATTATTCCAAATGTAGAAATCAAATAAAAAGCCAATATAAGGAGGATTTGATGGAGAAACATTTTGCAGAAGAAGCAAAATAGCAGAAACATCATAATCTATCGTAGAAAGGAGAGATTGTAATGGCAGTAATCAAAACAATTAAAAAAGGGTCTGGGGTAATCAGAATACATGATGATTACTGCAAGGATAACACACCGGAAGACAATCAGAGAATTGTAGATGAGTGTTCAAGAATCATCTTGAGCTACTATCGAAGAAAAGAAACAAATTTGACGTAAGCGCCCCGGAGGGAGCCGAAACCTCCACCCCGGAGCCGTAAACCACTAAACCAACCTTAGCGGATTACAGGACAATCATAACATTTCTTCCTGTATTTCGCAAGAGAACAGGAGGATTTTTTATGAAGAAAACCGAGGGCAAAAGTACAATGGATAGCGCAAAAGTAACCAGTTTTGAAGATTTTGAAAACTTCTATGCAGTGGAAGTCGTAAGAGAAGCCAAGAAACAGACTCAGAAATGGTTCTGTGCATGGGGAATTACCATGGCGGCATTGATTCTTTCAAATGCAGCATGGGTATTCCTTAGATAGAGGGGTACGAATGAAAAAATATCGTAAACGAGAAATTTTGATGTCAATAGCAATCGGAATCCTTTTAACATTCCTTCCAGCATGGGAGTGGACAAATGGATTTGATCGGATTCTGGCAGCGGCAGTTATAAGCCTGATTCTGATAGGAAATCTATGAAAGGAGAAAAAATGAACGAGAAGAAAATTAAGGAATTGTTCGAATTGTGTCTGAGGGTTTCAAATGAAACAACGGCGCATGTGAATTTTGACTATACGGCGTGTGACGACATATCCAGAGTTTATATTTATGTATTTAATGATGCAGGGGAGATCGTAAAGCATTTTTCAGTGTGCCAGTTTTACGAGTTTCCGTCCGAATCTCAGAATTACGAAAATGCAAAAAAATGTCTTCTGGAACTGCTTATCAACGGGAGGTGTCCGTTAAATGAATCTTGAAGAATTAAGGCTCCTCCCGAAGTGGGATATGGTTCTTGCAGTGAATATCTTGTTGGAGGAACTGAACAAGCGAAACGCTCCTATTGTTGATTGGGAGAATCCAGATATGTACGTGGATCATCTCGAATATCACGCCGCTGATTCCATTCAGAACGGTAAGACGGTTCCGGGCATGGGGGATAAGTCAGACGCAATCTATTGTTTTTTTAAGCAGTTAAAGGAGCCAGTCTATGAACGAAAGAATACAGGAAGTCTTGAGACTGATTGATGTTCAGCTCGCGCTTGTTCCAGATAATCCAATAGAGGAACAGTACAAGGCAAGGACGTTGGCGAGTTACACGCAAGCACTAAATGGGCTTTTAGCGGCTCAGAAAGCATATAAGGAGGAAATAAGATGAGAAGTCTCAAATATCGCAATAATGTAGACAGTCCATTGCTCACTTATCAAATGATGGCAGAGGATAGTAATTTGGGTATTCAAACAGTTATGAAACTGGCTAAAGAGTCAGGAGCTTTAGTTAAAATTGGAAAAACAGCAAGGGTTAATCGTGAAAAATTCTATTCTTATGTTTTAGAAAAATATTCTGAAAGCAATAAGGAGAACGCTCATGAGTGATTTTGAAATCCGTATTCCAGCGAGAAAGAAACAGCCTGCAACTGATAAGGATAACTCGGTCGTGAAAGTATCATTGGGTGCATACAACGCACTGGTTGAAATCTATAACGAATCAACCTTATCAATGAAAGATATCGCAAGCTTGCTGATTATTGAGGGCAGCAAGCATGTAGTTTATGACAAGGAGGAATAGCAATGGCAACACCAGTATTAATTATTGGAAAATCTGGTTCTGGCAAGAGTACCAGTCTTAGAAACTGCCAGAATGAACACTGGAATCTTATTAGAGTATTAAATAAGCCACTTCCGTTTAAAGGAAAGATTGACGGATGGTTTACAGATGATTACCAGCAGGTAATGAAGTGCCTGATTGCATCAAAAGCGGAGTCAATTGTGATTGACGATGCAGGTTATCTTATCACGAATCATTTTATGAAAGGACACGCTTCTGCCGGAAAAGGCAATGCGGTGTTCGCTCTGTACAATGATATTGGAGACTATTTCTGGAATCTTATCCAGTTCATTGTAACAAAAGTACCGCAGAATAAAATTGTTTACCTTATGATGCATGAAGAAAAAGATGATTCCGGGGAAGTAAAACCTAAGACAATTGGTAAGCTTCTGGACGAAAAAGTTTGCATCGAGGGTATGTTTACCATCGTTCTTCGCTGCATCGAAGAGAGTGGAAAACACTTATTTGTCACTCAGTCCAGTCAGGGAGCGGTAAGCAAGTCCCCGATCGGAATGTTTGACAGTTTGACTATTGATAATGACCTTGCAGAGGTGGATAAGGTTATCAGAGACTACTACGAATTAGGAGGAATTGAAGATGGTGGAAGTAACTAACTATTGTTTTAAATACGCAATAGAATTAAATACTATCATCGATGAATACAAAGGTGAATGTTCTTTTGATCATTTGATTAAAGTCGAACCAAAAAGCTATTCAAATTTAAGCTCTATATTTTCAAAAATTAATAATTCCGTTCACTATGTGCTGGAAAAATATGGAGACGTAAGAGAATGTCATTTGTTTTATCTCCCGGCATTTATGGGTGATACGTATAATTCGTCACTTATCAACATTGTAAAAGCAGACAATAATGGAACGACAATCGTATTTTGTGATAATAAAGAAATCGTTCCGTCAGATTGCATCGAAAAAATAATTTGTTTTGAGGAGGAATCAAAATGTTAAAACCACAGAATTATGACACAACACAGGCAGCAGGAGAATTTGAACCGATTGCGCTCGGCGGTCACAAGATGGTAATTAAGCAGGTATCAGAGAAAAAATCCCAGGGTGGACTTGATATGCTTGTTATCTTGTTTGATTTTGCAGACGGAGACGAGCAGGCAGGTTACTTTATGAAGCAGTTCGAAAATGATATCCGACCAGACAAGAAATATCCGAATGCCGGTACAAACTACATGGTTATTGACGAGAGTGTAGATTATGGTGTCCGTAACCTTAAAACTTTTATCACATGCGTAGAAAAGTCAAATCCGGGATTTGCTGTTAAGTGGGGCGATAACTTCGGGCAGCAGTTCAAAGGTAAGCTGATCGGAGGCATCTTCCGTCTGGAGAAAGACTGGTACGATAACAAAGAAGTAAAACGTCACAAGCTTGCATGGTTCCGAAGTATTGAGGGAATTAAGGATGCAGATATCCCAGAAGAGTACACCACAAAAGCCTATGACGATCATCTGAAAGAAAAAGCTATCATGGGAGCGAATCCGGCAGGTACGGACTTTATGAGTATTCCAGATGGAATTGATGAAGAACTTCCATTTAATTAAAAGGATGTGTTTTTAATGGTTATACAAGTGGACACAAGGGAACATAAATCAGAATGGGAACGGATTCAGAGTCAGTTTGATAGCCTTGGAGTGCAGTATTTTCGCTCTAAATTGTATTGCGGTGATTATCAATCACTGGACAATGCAAAACTCTGTATTGACCGTAAAAAGGATTTACAAGAGCTTTGTGGAAATGTCTGCCAGCAGCATGAAAGATTCAAAGCAGAGCTTATCAGAGCGCGTGAAGCAGGTATTCAGTTGATTATTCTATGTGAACACGGGCCAGATATTAAATCAGTTGGTGATGTGTATTTTTGGGAGAACCCAAGAAAGCACAAAGTGATCTGGAAGACGGTAAACGGTAAAAAGGTAAAGACTGTGATATCGGACAAGGCTGTTGATGGCTGCCAGTTATATAAATCTCTCTGCACAATCAGAGATAGATACGGAGTCCAATTTGAATTCTGTACAAAAGAAGAAACCGGTAAAAAAATTGTGGAGTTATTGGAGGGTGGAAATGCCAAAAGCAAATAAAGCTAAAAGACAGTATGTTGTAACAGATCCATACGGAAATAATAGAATGACTGTTGCGGTATCTCCTGAAAAAGCAATTAATAACGCAAGATACAAAGACTATCTGGAAGCTGGCGCATGGTATGACGTGCCTGATTTCGATGAATATGAAGTAGATGAAATTGTATGACAAAAGATGAAATTAAGCAATCAATGAAAATGTCCGAGATTCTTTCCAGATATGGGCTAAAGCCGAACAGAGCCGGATTCATACAGTGTCCCTTTCATAACGATGACCGTACCGCATCCATGAAAATCTACAAAGACAGCTATTATTGTTTCGGTTGTGGTGCATCAGGTGACATATTTACATTCGTTCAGAACATGGATAATTGCGATTTTAAGACAGCTTTTACCATACTTGGGGGAACTTACCAGAAACCAGATTTCTCCTCCAGAATGGCAATATATCACGCTCAGAAGCAAAAAGAAATGAGAGAGAAAGCAGAACAGAAGAAAAAGGTTGAGCTGCAAGAATGCTTGTCGGATATAGATTTCTACAGAGCTATCCTTGGCAGAGTGAAACCATTATCTGACGGATGGTGTGAAGCATGGAACAGGTTGCAACTTGCGCTATATCACCATGGATTTATTACAGGACTGGAAGAAGGTGATTAACACGTGGAAATGATAAGCAAGCTCACGAAGGACTCTATTCTGGGCGAAGAAGTATTTGACGAGATATTCAGTCAGGAAGACGAGATATACAAGGCACGTCTTACACTGACACTTCTGGACAGAGCCAAGGAGCTTGGCGTAAAGAAAAAATTTGAGGATTTGCTAAAAGTTTACACGAAAGTACAGAAGCAGATGATTGAAAAAGAAAAAAGTAGCAAGGCTGTTTCTATGCTAGACCAGTGGACTAATTTCTCTGATTGCGAATATGACAGAATGAAATGTCTTAACTGGATAGCGGACGATGATGGGATCAGAATATCAAACACGAATCCAGGATCGCCGGATATTATAGCTTGTTATCACCCTATTCTTCCAATCGAACGAATGAAGAATCTGGAGACCGGGGAAGAACAGATAAAGCTAATCTATAAGAGGAATAATAAATGGTCCGAGGTTATTGTGCCAAAAACCATGGTTGCGTCAGCCAGTAAAATTGTGGGCTTGTCTACGCTTGGGATTTCAGTGACATCTGAGAATGCGAAGTTTCTTGTACGGTATCTGTCAGACGTTGAGAATGCAAATGACGATTATATCAATATTCAATATTCATCAAGTAAAATCGGGTGGATCAGGGATTATTTTCTTCCCTATGACAAGGATATTGTGTTCGATGGAGACAGGAGGTTCCGACAACTGTATGAAAGTATCAGCGTAGGTGGCAGCAGAACAGAATGGTATGAACACGTGAAGAAGGTTCGTGCCACTGGAAGAATAGAGCCGAAAATTATGTTGGCTGCAAGTTTTGCAAGCATTCTAATTAAACTGGTCGGTGCCCTTCCATTTTTTGTAGACCTCTGGGGAGAAACTGAGGGTGGTAAGACTGTGACGCTTATGTTGGGGGCTTCCGTCTGGGCAAATCCGGGTGAATCACGATACATAGGAGATTTTAAAACAACCGATGTGGCCCTGGAAGCAAAATCCGATATGCTCAACAACTTACCGCTGATTCTGGACGATACTTCCAAAGTATCAGCTAAAATCCGAGATAATTTCGAGGGAATTGTGTACGACCTGTGTTCTGGAAAAGGAAAGAGCCGTTCCAACAAGGAGCTGGGTGTTAACCGGGAGAATCGCTGGCAGAATTGTATCCTTACTAACGGTGAACGTCCACTGGCCGGATATGTCAGCCAGGGCGGAGCGATTAACCGAATTATTGAGGTTGAGTGCTCTGAAAAGATATTTGATGATCCGCAGCTTACCGCAGATACCCTTAAAAAGAACTACGGGCACGCTGGAATCGATTTTGTAAATGTAGTTAAGGAAATGTCCATTGACGATATAAAAGCCATGCAGAAGCATTTTCAGAGCCTTATACAGGACGATGACAAGATGCAGAAGCAAAGTATATCAATGAGCATTATCTTGACAGCAGATAAAATCGCAACAGATCAGCTGTTCCATGATGGCCAGTACATTGACATTGAGACGGCTAAGAATCTTCTGACAGAGAAAGAAATGGTATCTGAAAACGAACGCGCTTACTGGTTCGTGCTTGATAAGATTGCCATGAATGGAATTAAATTCGATAATAACCCAGATATAAAAACAGAAAGGTGGGGAATTATCGACAATGATCCGGTAGAGAAGACGTCAACCGCAATAATCTATAGCGCAGCGTTTGACGATCTGTGCAAAATTGGAAGATTCTCCAGAAAGTCATTCTTGTCATGGGCTGTTAAGAAGGGACTTGTGGAAACCGACAGCAGAGGTTATCCGACCAAAGCGAAAAAGCTGGACGGAATTGTTACTAAATGTGTGTTCTTGAAAATTGTAGACGAAATTCCAAAAGGATTCGTGAATTGTAATGATGATTTTGAGATTACAGACGATATTGTGTTTGATTAACAAACAATTCGTCCAAAAGGTAACCGGGTAACCTAGGTAACCTTTGATTCTGCATATATATATTTGAGTATTTATATGCACATATTGAGTATAAAAGTTTCCCTATATGAGAAAGTCAGGGTTACTCGGTTACTCGGTTACCTACCTGTAAAATCAATGGTTTGCGGATTTTTGAACGGTTACGTTTCGGTTACTATCGGTTACTCATAAAGAAGGTGAATAATGAAAGTAGAAGCTAAAGATATTCCGATCATGCATAAGTTCATGCCAGAGTTCTGGAAGGCGATAAAAGAATTTTACGATGTTAAAAATGATGATGAATATTTTGATGCATTACATAAAAAAATCGAGGATTTATACGAAATCTATCCAGACACTTTGGCAAGGTATCTGTCTTTGGCCTTTTACAAATGGGCTGCGGATGTGTCAAAGGGAAAATGCAAAGTATGAATGAGGTGATAGAAATGCCATATAACACAGCAAGAAAGTACTATGAAGGTATCCAGACAAGGAAAGACGTATATCTGTACATCATAAGATATCTGAAAGAACATGATTATCCGCCAAGTATTCCAGAAATCGCAGCAGGGCTGAGTATATCTAGCCATACCGTGCAGAATCATTTCGGCGAATTACTGGAAAGTGGATTAATTGAGACGGACAACCCCGGAACGCCACGAGCGTACCGAGTGACAGGATATAAGTTCAGAAAGGTGAAGGAAAAATGAGTAGCAAGTTAAAAGTCAAGAAAAAGACCAGATTTCCTGTTCAGACTTCTAATCAGGCGGCTTATGCGTTTGGACGGGCTATGCAGAACTGTTATAGACAGGTAAAAGACGTAGAGCAGCAAGCCTACGAGGATGGATTCACTGTTGGTGAAGATTGGAGCAACACGATCAACACCGTCACAACCATGATGGCTCTGAGACGCTTATATGGCTTTTCCACGAAGCGATTGCTTGATGTGATAAGAACTGCCAATGAATACGTTAAAATGGCAAATGAGGGCAAAATGAGCGTTCTGAGTATGATGCAGGACATTGAAGAGAACACAGATGTAAGATTTGACGAGATGAATAAGAATCTGGTTAAGAAAATGGGAGTTTGACAAGGAGCTGAATTAAATGAATAGAATTCGTACTCTGAGGGAAGCGAGCAGTATGTCTCAAAAAGAATTGGCGAGCGCAATAGGAGTGCCACAGTCTTTGGTGAGTTATTGGGAAAGAGAAAAGAGAACTCCATCAGTGGTTAACGGGCAAAAGCTCGCTGATTTTTTTGGAGTGGAAATAAAAGATATATTCGTAGAAAAGACTGCACAATAGCGTGCCAGTTGCTTACATGGGCGAAAGGAGAACGAGAATGAAGCAGAAAACACCGGAACAGGAATTAGAGTTGTTAAGAGAAGGCCTATTACATGAGCGCGCTATCTGGGAGCACATCAATGAAAATGGCTGTAATGATCCGTTCTGGACAGATGGATGCAATATGAATCTAACCAGAAACCATATTCTTTCATACAGAAATGAGATTGCAAATTGTTGCGAGGAACATAATCTTCCACTTCAAGAAGAATACTTTCTAAAAGTACCGCCAGAAGTTGACGATGATTATATGGCGAACTTTAACCAGAAAGCCCGTGTAGATAGATTGAAACAGCAGGGCGATACATTAAGCCGGAAGAAAAAGAAGTTTATTGATGATGGACAGATGGAGTTTTGTTGATTAACCATGTAGTTGCTTACATGGGGAAAGTGAGGATGTAGTGACAGAACAGGAAAAGAAAGAACTTTTGGACGAACTTGAAAAGCGCATTGACGAAAAATACAAAGGTTGCCTTACCAGAGAAGACGTTGCAACCACATTAAAGACACCAAGAGAAAAGTGGTTCAGAGATGAGAAAGGAAGCGGAAGAGGCTCTCTAATGACGGATGCTTTTGATTCTTCCATTATCTCATGGCAGGTCTGGGAAACAATCAGAAAGTTGGCTTGTGTTATCTGCGGTAAGCAGTATGTTAGACAGCTTGCAAATGTAGAAAACGCAGATGAGGTAGCAGAGAAACTTTGCCAGTTCGTTTATGATTTGAAGATGGATTTTAAGAAACAGGAGGGTACGGAATGAGAAAGTACACAATAAATCTTCCAAGAGGACTGGAAGTGGATATTTTCAATCTGCCAGAGGACTTCAAAGAGCAGGTTGAGCAGGCATTCAGAGAGTATACATCTGGAACAGCAAAAGCATATATGTACGTTGACAAGTTGGGATTCATTGACCGTTGCGTAGAATGCCTGAACGGTAATGAGGATTCAGATAAGGTTGTAAATTCACTGGTTGAAGAAGCGATGATTGCCGAATGGAGAAATAATGGTGAAATTATTAAGGAAGATGATATATACAGTTTTGAATTTATGGAAGATTGCTACAAGAAAGGCAAGGAAGATGCAAAACTGGACTCTCATTTCGGAACTGACAATCATCACATTTACGACCAGATTCAGAAAGTTCTGGTGCAGGTAATTACAATTGTAATGAATTATGAGGATAAGGAGGACGCAAAATGTTAATCAGAAGTCAGAATAAGATATCTCTGGTAAAGTTTGAGAATATTGTTATAAACATCAACAATATCAATGGCAAAGAAATCATTTGTTGGAGTCAGATGAATCCAGGAGAAGATGAATATATTTCATTGGGTCATTATTCCGCCAAAGCAAAAGCCATGAAAGTACTGGATATGATTCAGGAAGCCTGCATAAACGGACATATTGATTTCCAGATGCCAGAAGATTCGGAGGTAGAAGTATGAACAAGACCAATATTGGCTTTTTGAAACATGGAGATGTTTTCCGATATAAATGTGAAATGTATAGAGCTGGACATGTAATCGAAAATACAGATGGATATGTTTCTTGCACAAATATCAAAACACGCAAAGTTGAAAGGCTTTACATAGATACAGAAGTGGAGGTAGAAGCATGAAGTATAAATGCGTGAAGGCGTTCACATTAGATACATACGATGGTGATGGATTTTACGTTGACGGATACATGGAAATTAAGGTAGGCGAAGTTTACGAAGTAGGAAATGAAAATATTATCGATGGAGAAATTCATCTTGACGGAGCGAACGTTAACAGATGGATTGAAATATCGAAAGAAACGTTAGAAAAGCATTTTGTAGAGGTGGAAGCATGAGTCATATCAAAGACAGATTATCGGATTATCATGATTTCATGAAGAAACTTGTGGATGACCGCCAGATGGTTTTGGCAAGCGATGTTATGGATATGATAGAACAGCTTAAGGATGATCTGGAACAGGACGAGAAAGAAAATGGTTGGATTCCAGTCAGTGATAGATTACCGGAAGACTGAACATATATCACTACTTTAGACGGAGAGCTTGTCGGACAGGAAGAACCATTCACGGGAATGTGCGGTATCGAAAATGGAAAAGGGGATGATGAAGACTGTGTTATTGCCTGGATGCCACTTCCAGAACCATATAAGGAGGACTGACCATGATCGCGTTTTTATGCGGAGCGTTTATTGGAGCTAATGTCGGTGCATGGGGAGTGATTATACTCGCCATACTGTACGACAAACACCACCCAGACGATTAGAAAGGAGAACGGTATGCTGACAAGGAACAAAAAGCTGAAAGACTACGGTATTCCGGCAGATGACATTGAAAAACTGAATACGATGCTGAAAGACTTCCCGGCAGAGTACGGATACCTGCTTTCCAGTGCTGCCTTGTCAGCTTGCCCGAAGAACACGGTGATAGCGGATATGGTAATTGAGAATATCCTACACCGGAAAAGTTACAGGAAAATCAGTAAAGAAAGATATATCCCAATGAACCCGAAAGACTTCTACGGATATAGACGCAAGACCGTCGCTGTACTGTATGAGAGGATGCGGCTGTTGGGAGTGTGGGAGGATAAAAGATGAGTAGACTGATTGATGCAGATAAATTGAAACATGCGATACATTGTGCATATTCTGATGATTTAGAGATTCTTAAAAAGATTGACGAACAACCGACTGCTTTTGATGTGGATAAGGTTATTGAGCAGTTGGAAGATTATTTATTTGAAAAATATTGCATAGAAGGGGATACAACAATTGATGAAATCGTGAAAGGCGGTGGAGTTGAATGAGTAAAGGAAAAGACATTTCGACTATGTTTACAAGAGAAGAAAATAAAAAGAATGGAAGACTCGGATATGGAATGGCTACCAGAGAGAAGGAAGATGCTATCATTCCAGCGCAGTACGGAGCATTCTTGCAGAAAAGAGGTAAGAGAAAATGAGTAAATCAGTATTAGTAATAGATACACCAGAGAATTGCTATGATTGCCCGTTCGGAACTGCATACTGCGGCGAACTTGAATATGTGGGTTATTGTGAATTAGCTGACTGTTTAGATTATGATGTAATTCTGATGACGGAAGAACATTATGATTGCGAAAGTAAATCAAGACCTGATTGGTGTCCGCTTATGGATTTGTCAGAGAAAGACAATGGAGATTATCCGGCCAATACATCTGATGCTGGCTTTGCGGAGGGCTGGAACCAGTGTATTGATGAGATTACAGGAGGAATGGATTAATGGCATGTGCAAAGAAATGTGATAGATGTGGAAAACTGTATGAGCAGTACAATTCTAAAAACGATAGAAAAAATCCTAATTGGATCATGGTATTAAATATGGATAGTCAGAGAAGATATTTCGCACATAATGCTCTGGATTTATGTCCTGATTGTATGAAAGGATTTCAGGACTGGTTTGGAGAGGTAAAGTAGATGGAGAGATTAACAAAATGGGAAGATGGTAGTATCACATATAACGAAAAACGAGAGCTTGAGTGTGGTGAATATTGCGATAGCTGCTCACAGGGCGCAGGAAATTGCAAAACAGTAGAGAATATGATTAAAAAGCTTGCCACTTATGAAGACTTAGAAGAACAGGGCTTGCTTGTGAGAGTGCCGTGTAAGGTTGGAGATATGGTATGGGATAACGATTTTGGATATCCGGAATCGTATGAAATAAAAGCATTTTCATATGGATATTGTGACAGCTATGTAGAACCAGGTGTAGGAATAGAAGACGAAATTATATTTTATTACGAAAACTCTATCGGTTCAATAACAGGAGCTTTTCCAATGAGTGAAATTGGTAAAACAGTATTCCTCACCCGTGAAGAAGCTGAGAAGAAGTTGGAGAAACTCAAAAATGAAATTTAATTTTAAGGAGGCGCAAAATGGGAAGAAACATTTATTTTACGGATAGAGAATTAAGCATGGTAAGAGACTATGTGTTTGAAGCAACTGATATTTTAGGCAATGCTTCTGATACAGCAGAACAAGTGGACGAAGACATGGAGAATGGTCTTGGCTCTGCTTTGCGAAAATTATACAAAGGCTGTATTGGAGAATCAAAATACGCAAAGTATAAAACAAAACGAGGATAAAAATATTTTTAATCCGATAGAGAAGAAATTGGAGGAGATGATTAAATGAATCTTAGAAAAGCTACACTAACCGACTATGGAGTGCCACCGGACGATATACCGGTGCTTCAAAGTCATTTCAGACACCTTGACGAAAATGATAAGTACAATCTTCTGCAAGTGTCAATCAAATATGCGCCAGGCATAGAATCACAAATCTATGACAGCATAGTGAACTGCATAGGATACCGCACAATGGAGCGATTCAGAGATATACCGGTATCCGAAAATGATTTCTATGGATACAAGCGCAGGATCATGGCAGAATATTATCACTTGGCAAAATTGACCGGAAGATTATAAAATTGATAAAAACTAAAAGTGGTGTAGAGGTACATAACCCCTAGTGTGGTATTATAGTGTATATAACTATAACTATGCTAGGGTGTTTTAATTCAGAAAGGATATGATTGGATGTTGATAGGATGGCAAACGACCAGAATTTAAATAATAGAGCGGCGACGCAGTTTCGAGCAGGTGAGGAACAGGTGAGAATTGCAAAAAAAGGTGGTATTGCATCGGGTCAAGCACGTCGTCAAAAAAAGACTCTTTCTGAATTAGCAAAAATGATAGCTGAGAACCCTGCCCCGACTGCCGCAAAGAAGAAACTCACAAAGATGGGAATATCTGATGAGGATGCAAATAATAATGCCTGTATTGTAGCTGCTGTATACGATAAAGCTATTAAAGGAAATATGCAGGCGGTGGACAAATGGGAACAGTTGGTAGCTGTATCAAAATCAGACGAAAGCAAATATGAACTTCCTGCCAGAGTACTTGGCAAGGCGTTCGTGGATATTAACCGACAGATTAAGCCTAACATTGAATATGTATTTGAGGGCGGTCGTGGTGGCCTAAAATCGTCGTTTGTAGCCTTTAAGATTGTTGAGCTTATCAAGAATAATCCCCAGATGCACGCCTGCATTACAAGACAAGTAGCCGGTACTCTGAAAGATTCTGTATATGCTAACATGAAATGGGCTATCAATGAACTGGGATTGATGGAAGAATTTGAATGCAAGGTGTCACCACTCGAGATCAAGTATATTAAGACAGGACAGACAATATACTTTCGTGGTCTGGATGATGAAACCAAGCTAAAATCTATTAAGCCGGAGTTTGGATATATCGGAATCCTCTGGAAAGAGGAAAAAGATCAAATGAAGGGAGATGCTCAGGAACGTTCTGTTAATCAGTCAGTACTTCGTGGCGGCGATGAATCCTATGATTTTTCATCGTATAACCCGCCAAAATCAAAATCAAACTGGGTAAACAGGATTAAGCTCATACCTAACCCGAAAAGAGTTATCCATCATTCAAGTTATCTGGAAGCCCCGGCGGAGTGGCTCGGACAGAAGTTTATTGACGATGCAGCACATCTGAAAGAAATCAATCCAGAAGCCTATGAACATGAATACCTGGGTGTTCCAAATGGTGACGGCGGAAACGTATTTGAATATCTGGAAATCAGAGATATTACAGATGAAGAAATCGGTCGCATGGACAAAATATTTCAGGGGTGTGACTGGGGATTTTTCCCTGATCCGTATGCTTTTATTCGTTTGTATTACAATCATAACACTGAAAAGATATATCTCATTGATGAAATTTACGAAAATAAATGGAGTAATAGGAAATCAGCAGACGAGATTCTAAAAAGAAAATACGATGATTATACTATTACTTGCGATTCTGCGGAGCCTAAATCAATCAATGATTATAGAGACTTTGGACTTCCAGCAAGGGGTGCGATAAAAGGGCCTGGAAGTGTGGAGTATTCTATGAAATGGCTTCAGACAAGAACTATTGTTATTGACCCCAAAAGAACACCTAACGCTTACAAAGAGTTTTCAGAGTACGAATATGAAAGAGACAAAGATGGAAACGTTATAAGTGGATATCCTGACGAGAACAACCATTTAGTCGATGCTTGTAGATACGCAACAGAATCATTATGGAGGAGAAGAGGGACTAATGCTTAAAAGAGGATATAGCCTAAAATATAGACGAATATATAAAATCTGGCAGGGAATTCGTCAGAGATGCAATAACCCCAATGACAAAGATTATGAAGACTATGGCGGAAGAGGAATAAAGGTTTGCAAAGAATGGAATAAAAGTTCAGAAGCGTTTGTTCTATGGGCATTAGAAAATGGATATGCTGATAATTTGAGTATTGATAGAATAGACACAAATTCGGACTATTCGCCAGAAAATTGCAGATGGGCAACATGGACTCAGCAGGCAAGAAACAAAAGAATGGAAAAAATAAATTCAACTGGTGTTACTGGTGTTTCCATGGACAGAGGGAAATATAGAGCAACAATCTATGTAGATAATAAAAAAGTTGATCTAGGCAGGCATGACACGCTTGAAGAAGCAGCAGAAGCACGTAGACAGGGTGAGATAAAATACTGGGGCGTGAGTGCATAATGGGACTTATAACAACGCTAAAAAGGTGGTTTAACATGATATTCAAAAAGCAAGCCGAAGAGGACTTTAACATCCAGGCGGCAGAATTCCCGGAAATGGAATCACTGATTAACCGGTGCGCGAACATTTACAGGGGAGTACCGGAATGGCTAGATGATAAGAATAATATCAAGACGATTAATTTTGCTAAATCTGTGTGTTCTGAGACTGCCAGACTTACAACACTGGCGATTGGCATTCAGATAGATGGTTCTGCAAGGGCAACATGGTTACAGGAGCAGATTGACAAGGTATACTTCCAGATTCGGCACTGGGTAGAGTATGGCTGTGCTTATGGAACAGTATTTATCAAACCAAATGGTGAAGGCCTTGACGTATTTACTCCGGCAGACGTGATGATTGTGGATTACGATAATCAGGAAATCAAAGGGATTATATTCAAAGATTCTTATACAGTTGGACGGAAATACTACACAAGGCTTGAATATCACAGGTTTGTTGAGACCACTGTGGACGGAGTGACAACCTATCCGTACTATGTTTCAAATAGAGCCTACGTATCAAAATCCCCTCAGTCAATCGGCGACAGAATCGACCTTAAACAGACAAAGTGGGCTGACCTAATGGCAGATACACCACCGATACTCAAGGCAAACGGGGAGAAACTGGATGGACCTCTGTACGGAGTACTGCGGACACCGCAGGCGAATAACGTGGATATTAACGCACCATTGGGTTTGCCAATATTTGCCGAAGCCATTGAGGAGTTAAAAGACCTGGACATTGCATACAGCCGTAATGCAAAAGAAATTCTTGATTCTAAGAGGACTGTTCTGGCAGATGACCGGCTGCTGATGCCAAGCGGCTCGCCTGTTTCCGCTATGACACCACAGGCAATGGAACACAGATGCTCAGAAATGAGTTTACCAGATTATGTAAAGAATGTATTCGGACAGGATGAAAAAGAGTTTTACAAGGAAATCAATCCGATTCTAAACACAGATACCCGTATAGCCGGCATAAACGCCATTTTAAGCCAGTTAGGGTACAAGATTGGATTCTCCAACGGGTACTTTGTTTTCAACGAATCTAGCGGCATTCAGACAGCTACGGGAGTAGAAGCGGAACAGCAGAGGACAGTCCAATTCATCAAAGATGTGAGGGATAAGTTAGAGTCTTGCCTAGATGAAGTTATTTACGCATTGAACGTTTATGCTGATTTGTACGGGCTTGCACCGGTTGGGGCTTATGAAGTCAATTATGATTTCGGAGACATCCTCTATGTCAGAGAAAACGACCGTGCAAGATGGTGGCAGTATGTTACTACGAATAAAGTACCGGCATGGTTGTATTTTGTAAAATTCGAGGGAATGACTGAGGAAGAAGCGAAAGCAATGGTCAAAGAAGCTCAGCCAGACGAGCCAAAATTGTTTGGAGATGAATAGTTATGTTAAGCCCAGAATATTTACGCCGGATAACAGAGGGCAGTGAACAGATAGCAGAAGAACTGCATCAGTACATCATCTCTGAGATTGTGTCGAGAATGATGGCAAGAATCGGCAGAGGTGATGATTATATTCTGACCAATGCCGATGCGTGGAGAATCAGAACGCTACAGGAATCTGGTGAACTGTTAGAAGACATTCTGGCAGAATTATCCAAATACACCAAACGCGAACAGCAGGAACTTCTTGAAGCGTTTGAAGATGCCGGAATCACTGCAATGAACTATGATGACAAGGTATACAAGGCGGCAGGATTAAGCCCTGTACCGCTCGAACAGTCGCCAGCTATGATAAGACTCATGGAGCGAAATATGCTTGCGACTATGGGAGAGTGGAAGAACTTCACAAGAACGACTGTAAGTGCCGCTCAGAGGCTTTATATTGAGCAATGCGACCTTGCATATAATCATGTAATGACTGGGGCAGTTGGATATACGCAAGCCATCAAAGAGGCGGTTAATAATGTTGTGAGTGATGGTGTTACGGTCACATATCCATCTGGCAGAAAAGACACGATCGAAACAGCAGTCGCACGTTCTGTCAGAACTGGTGTGGCTCAGGCTACGGGAGATATATCCCTAAAACGCATGGAAGAAATGGATTGGGATTTAGTTCTGGTCAGTGCTCACATGGGAGCCAGAACGGGTGATGGCGGTCAGAATCCGGGAAATCACGCATGGTGGCAAGGAAAGATATACTCTCGTTCTGGCAAGAGCAAGAAATTTCCGCCGTTCTCATTGACCGGATACGGAACAGCAAGCGGACTGTCAGGAGTTAACTGTCGGCATAGCTTTGGGGCAAGTGACGGGGAATTTAATCCTTATGCAGAATTATCAGCACAGGATAAAGCCGACAAAGGCAAGCAGTACGAAAAGGAACAGCGGCAACGCACTTATGAGCGAAGAATCCGCAAGACGAAGAGAGAGGTTCTTGGACTGCAAGCAGGAGTTGACAATGCACCGAATGAAAAGGCGAAATTCGCATTACAACAAGACCTTGACCGGAAGTCTTATCTTTTACAGAAGCAAAATGCTGCATACAAGGACTACTGCAAGCAAAACGATCTGAGGGAACTGAAAGACCGGCTCATGATTGCTAAGTGGAATCGTCAGAACGCCGCAAAAGCCAGAGGAGCGGCAAAGAGATATAAAACAGCAAAGGGGATTGACTGATGGATAGATGGGAATATTACAATCCGAATCCTACGGGCGATCGAGTCGGAGATTGTACTGTCCGGGCAATATGCAAAGCAACCGGATTTGATTGGGAAACGGTATTTACCGGACTGATGGTGCAGGCGTGCGCGCTGTCAGATATGCCAAGTGCAAATTATGTCTGGGGTGCGTATCTTTATAAGCATGGATACAGGCGTAAACTGATAGAACAGTCAGAACGATATATCTATACAGTCAATGATTTTTGCACAGACCATCCGACAGGTACATACATTCTCTGCATATATGACCATGTGGTGACGGTACAGGAAGGCAAATATTTCGATACATGGGATAGTGGTAATGAGATCCCGGTATACTACTGGGAAAAGGAGTAGCTAAATGAGCATATCAGAATTTGTACAAGTATTCCTCTCAATTTGCGGAGGAGTGTCTATTGTCGGAGGAGCGGTGGCCGTAATTCTTAAGTGGATTACTCCGGCATTTCGACTCAACAAGCGAGTTAAAACACTGGAAGAACATGATAAGCGTGACTTTGAGAGTCTTCAGAGGATCGCGGAGCGTGATTCATTGATTCTGGAAGTACTATCAACCATGTTGGATAGTCAGATTAGTGGGAATAATGTTGAGGAATTAAAAAAAACAAAGCAGAAGCTCACGGAGTATCTTGCACAGAATCAACGTTAGCATTGATAAGGGGTATGCTCATGAAATTATATGTGTTCACGAAAAAAGATATAGACAGGTTCTTGATAGAGTGTAATTTCACACCAGACGAAGAAAGACTGTTTCGGTTGAGATGCAAGGAATATACGCTTGAATACTGCGCTGAACAGATGAACGTGAGTATATCAACAGCAAAGCGGTTAAGCCGGAGGGTAAATAATAAAATAATCAAAGTGTGCTGATACTTTTTGGATACTAATTAGAGCCAGAAACGACCTGTTTCCGGTTCTTTTTTTATGTAAAAATATAATCAGAAAGGCGGTGTATAAGATGGCACTATATAACAATCCTTATCAATATAGTTTTGGCGTTCCGGGGCAGATGAACCAGTTCCAGCAACAGCCTGTCCAGATTCCAGCTCAACCAGTACAGCAACCACAGCAGAATAATAGCGGTATCCTGTGGGTATCCGGCGAAGTCGGCGCAAAATCCTATCTGGTAGCACCCGGGACAAGTGTTTTGCTGATGGATTCAGAGAGTGAAAAGTTCTACATAAAATCCACAGATGTTTCTGGCATGCCGCAGCCACTGCGAACATTTGAATACCACGAGGTGGGATCTCAGATGCCGCCTAAACAGCCTGTTCAGAACATGGACAGTAAGTATGTCACCAGACAGGAATATGACGATTTAAAGGGCAAATACGAAGCTATTATAAACCGATTAAATTCATTTTCTGAACCTGTTAGGGCTAATACCATACAGGAGTCAGCAATCAAGGGAGGAAACACAGATGAGTAATCCATTATTTAATGCACTTGGCGGTGGGATGCCGCAGGGAAACGGACCAATGCAGATGATACAGCAGTTTATGCAGTTTAAGCAGAATTTTAAAGGAGATCCGAAAGCAGAAGTTGAGAAAATGCTACAGTCTGGAAGGATTTCACAGCAACAGCTTAATCAGGTTCAGCAGATGGCAGGGCAGTTCCAGCACATGCTGAAAGGAATGAAATAGTACATTACAATCTGGCCAGATTGATGTAAATATACAATAAAGGAGATTATATTATGGATGGAAATTATAGCTTAGCAGATATTGCCGCTGCTACTGGAAACGGTAGAAATAATGACGGCATGTTTGGCGGAGATGGTGCATGGTGGCTTATCGTGCTTTTCTTGTTCGTATTCTGCGGATGGGGAAACAACGGCTGGGGCAATAATGGCAACGGCGGTGGATATGCAGCCACAGCAGCTACTCAGGCAGACATCCAGAGAGGATTTGACAATTCCGCTGTGATTAGCAAACTTGACGGAATCAATAACGGTCTCTGTGACGGATTCTATTCAATGAACAATGGTATGCTTACCGGATTCAACGGAATCAACACAAACATCATGCAGACTGGTTTCGGCATTCAGCAGGCTATTAATGCTGACACTGTAGCTAATATGCAGAATACCAATGCACTCCAGGCACAGCTTGCAAACTGCTGCTGCGAAACCAGAGAAGCAATCCAGGGCATAAACTATAACATGGCACAGAATACCTGTGCATTGCAGAACACCATGAACAGTAACACAAGAGACATTATCGACAGCCAGAACGCCGGAACAAGGGCAATCCTTGATTACCTGTGCAACGAGAAGATATCCAATCTCCAGGCTGAAAACAATGATCTCAGACGTGCCGCTTCTCAGGATCGCCAGAGTGCGCTTCTCACAACTGCAATGGCTTCTCAGACACAGCAGCTCATTAATGCGATTAATCCAGCACCGATTCCGGCATATCAGGTTCCTAATCCGAACACATATTACGGATGCGGATGCAACACCGGATGTAATTGTTAACAACTTCATATCGAGAGTATCTTTCGATTGATTCGGATGTCGGCTTATGCCGTATTACACAGAGGGGCAGGCTGAGACCTGTCCTTTTGTGATATGAAAGGAGTATTTTTATGGCAGAATTTACAAATGTAGCTGCTCAGACTGTAGCAGCAAATGGAAACGTAGTATTTTCAAACACAGCAGTCAAAGGTTCTAACTGCATTCAGCACAGGGAAGGAAGCGGGATTATTACGCTGAGAGGGTTTACTAACCAGTGCAAGGCTAGATTTTTCGTGGACTTCTCTGGTAATATCGCAATTCCAACAGGCGGTACTGTCGGAGCTATTTCTCTGGCTATTGCAATCTCTGGTGAACCTGTATTATCTTCACAGATGATTTCCACACCGGCAGCAGTAGATCAGTACAACAATGTGTCCTCTGGTATCTATATTGATGTACCTCGCGGATGTTGCGTTAATATCGCAGTAGAGAACACAAGCGATCAAGCTATTTCTGTTGCGAACGCAAACATTGTTGTGACCAGAGAAGCATAGGAGGTGTGATTATGAGAGACATTAAAGACTTATGTGCAAGAATCGAAGATGAACTTTCCAAAATTGCTGACAGTGGGCTGACCACTGGAAATCTGGAAATGACATATAAGTTGATTGATATGTACAAAGATATCAAGAATACACAGTACTGGGACAAAAAAGTGGAGTATTACAACACTGTCCTTGATGAGATGCGTGGCGGATACAATGACGATTACAGCGAGCGCGGAAGAAAACGTGACAGCATGGGGAGATACAGCGCAAATGATGGCAGAATGATGCCGGATTACGACAGGGGCAATTCTTATGCCAGACGTGGTGAACATTATGTCAGAGGGCATTACAGTCGTTCTGATGGGCGAGATGCTTACGATGACTATATGACGCAGAAGCAAAGCTATCGTTCCGGCAAGTCTGAGGACTGTAAGAGGAAGATGCTTGCCGCATTGGAAGAACACCTTGACGAGCTTACTACAGAAATGAGCGATATGTCCAAGGATGCAGAGTGCCGGGAAGAACGTGATCTTGTCAAGAGATACGTGGAAAAGCTCCGGGATATGCTCTAATTAGCTAAAACATGTACCACAACTTTTTGGATACTTTGTGGTAAAATATATTCATAGGGAAGATTCGTAAGTGGTTGACGCCACTTGACATAGACATTTTTTCATTGATTCCTCCTTTCTTGGGTACGTGTCCTTAACAGAAACAGGTTCGGGCGGAATCTGGAGGTTGAAAAGCGGATGCAATTTCCGACACGTATCATTACTGTCTATATGACTTGCTCGCTCGCATAGGCAGTACGCACCTCCTTGTAAAAGGTAAATGGGCGGACGGATGCCCGAAACAACTCGTGGCAGGCATGACACGTTAAACACCTTGCTAACCCGGGAATCCGGGTTATTCGGAAAGTGCAAGTAACTGGGAACGGCCTGGTCGTAGACTAGGTCTTGGTGGTTCGAATCCATCCTTTCCGCTTGTCTGGAGCCTGAAAGTTTGGCGTGGGAATAGCGCAGGGCGGCGCATGGGAATGTAATTCCGAGTTCCGGACATGTTTGCTGCCTATCGGATTGTAAAGTGGTCTCCCTTAAAGTAGGCAATAAGTGAACGTGCTGAAATGGTTCTTCCAGATATGTACATCGCAGGATGGAGAAGCGGAATCTCGTAAGGTTCATACCCTTGAGAACGGCGGTTCGAATCCGCCTCCTGCAATACGGAATGTACGTTAATGGCAGACTGACAGGGTCGCACCCTGGATCCCGGTTCGAATCCGGGCGTTCCGATTAATCCGCTTGGAATTATGCTGTCTGTTTACAGGCGGCCTATGGTTCAATGTGGATTGCCCTCCCATGGGGAAAGGTTATGTCTTATCCTGTTGACTGGTGTCTGGTCCGAAAAGGCATATCATGGAATATAGCTCAGTTGGTAGAGCATCTGACTGTTAATCAGAGTGTCACAGGTTCGATTCCTGTTATTCCAGTTACCCTGCCAGTGGTCTAACTGGCTTAATCCACTTACCTGCGGCGGCAGGTCAATAAACACGACCAGGAGGATATTATGCAGAAACTTATTGACACATTAAAATCATTTGGAATTGAAATCCCGGAAGATAAACAGGCAGATGTGAAGAAAGCACTCTCTGAGCATTATAAGAACGCAAAAGAAGTTGCGAAGACTCTGTCAAAAGTCGAGGGAGAACGTGATGACTGGAAAGAACGCGCTGAGACAGCAGAGGAAACCTTAAAAGGCTTTGACGGTATCGACCCGGCAAATGTTAAGACCGAGTTAGAGACCTGGAAACAGAAAGCGGCAGATGCAGAGAAAGAATTCAATGCAAAGATCTATGACCGTGATTTCTCAGATGCTCTGAAAGCAGCACTCGATGATGTTAAATTTTCAAGCGAAGCGGCAAAGAAATCAGTCATGGCAGACATCAAAGAAGCAGGTCTTAAGCTGAAAGACGGCAAAATCCTTGGGCTGAACGATCTGATTGAGCAGATGAAACAGTCTGACGCATCCGCTTTCGTGGATGAATCTCAGCAGCAAGCTCAGCAGAATCAGGCAAGATTTACCACTCATGTTGGACAGCAGCAGACACCGGGAAGCATGACAAAGAAGGAAATCGAAGCGATCAAAGACCCATCTGAGAGACAGGCTGCGATTGCTCAGAATATCCAGCTATTCCAGTGATTTTTACACCGACTATACACCAGAGTATAGCCGCTAACCCAATACCTTAACAATTATGGGTAGAAAGGATTTTTTTATGCCAGCAAAAACAAATCTTATTATGACTAATGATATTCAGGTCACAGCACGTGAGATTGATTTTGTTACCAGATTCGAAAGAAACTGGGAACACTTACGTGAAATCCTTGGCATCATGCGTCCAATCAAAAAGACACCCGGAGCGGTTCTTAAATCAAAATATGCAGAGGGTACATTACAGAACGGAAATGTTGGTGAGGGCGAGGAAATCCCTTACAGCAAATTCGTTGTAAAAGAAAAGCCCTATGCAGAAATGAGTATTGAGAAGTATGCAAAGGCTGTATCTATCGAAGCGATCAAAGATCACGGTTACGAGAACGCTGTTCAGATGACTGATGATGAATTCCTTTTCCAGCTTCAGACCAATGTTACTGAAAGATTTTACAACTATTTGAAAACAGGTACTCTCTCATTTACAGAAACCACTTTCCAGATGGCTCTGGCAATGGCTAAGGGTCGTGTAGAAAACAAATTCAAGCAGATGCACAGAAATGTGACTGGTGTTGTTGGATTTATAAATATCCTGGATGTGTATGAGTATATCGGTGCAGCTGATATCACTATTCAGAACCAGTTCGGCTTCCAGTACATGAAAGACTTCCTAGGATTCAACACAATCTTCCTATTATCCGACAGCGAGATCCCGAGAGGAACAGTTATTGCTACACCTGTTGAGAACATCGTTCTTTACTACGTGGATCCGAACGAATCTGATTTTGCAAGAGCGGGTCTTGTATATACTGTATCCGGTGAAACAAATCTGATCGGATTCCATACACAGGGCAATTACCACACAGCAGTGTCTGAATCATTCGCAATCATGGGACTTACCCTCTTTGCAGAATATATTGACGCTGTTGCTGTCGGAACTATCAACGCAACTCAGACACTTGGAACTCTGACTGTAAACTCCACAGCAGGAAGTAAGAGCGGAGATACAAAAGTGACTGTTACTCCGGAAAAAGTAAGCGCAGGAAATGTATATAAATACAAAGTTGCATCATCTGAGACTTCCGTAGAGTACGGACAGAATGTGAAGAACTGGAGCGCGTGGGATGGAAAATCTGACATTACCGCAACAACAGGACAGGTAATCACAGTGGTTGAGTGCGACAGTACCTATAAGGCGTTGAGTGCCGGACACGCAACTGTAACAGCAAAATGATGATCACGGGAGGTAACTGGCATGGCTTATGCAGATTATGATTTTTACACAGAATCCTATTATGGCAATGTCGTGCCAGAAGCTGACTTTGATCGTCTGGCAGCCAGAGCCAGCGATTTTATTGATACATTGACATTTGATAATTTGGTGGACGGACTGCCAGCTGATAAGCGTTCACAGAAACGTATTAAAAAAGCGGTCTGTTCACTGGCTGAATTAATGTATCAGATTGAGCTTGCTGAGAAGAATGCTACCAATGCCGCTGTGAGCGGTACGTCAACCGCAATCGGGTCCGGTGGTAGCACGACAGGCATTGTAACATCTGTATCATCTGGCAGTGAATCCATCTCTTATGCAACGCCACAGCAGATCGGAGCAAGTGCAAAAGAGTGGAGCGCAGTGTATGCAGCCGCTGGAGACGTACAGAAAACGAACGACTTGCTTCTTAAGACAGCGTTACCGCTTCTGATGGGAGTAAGGACGGATGAAGGGATACCGATTTTATATGCAGGAATGTAATATTAATGTTCTCGGAACGGTTTACAAAATCATTCCGAAAGAACTTAAAAATGCAGATATTGATGGCTACACAGACAATACATCAAAAGAAATTGTTATCAGAACAGACAACGCAAATAATGTTGGTGATTTTGATTCCTTACAGAAAAAGCAGTTGAGACATGAAATTATTCATGCGTTCTTGTCGGAAAGCGGATTGCAGTGCAACTGGCAACATACAGAGCAGTTCGGACATGACGAAACTACGGTTGACTGGTTTGCTATTCAGTCACCGAAAATTTTTAAAGTATTCAATGAACTTAAATTAATGTGAGGTGAAAAATAATGGATATTTCAACATTAGGCTCATGCGTAGCAATCGTTATGATCTGCTACATCGTAGGAATGGGCTGTAAGGCATCAAAAAGAATCTTTGATGAATGGATTCCGGTGATCATGGCGGTTATTGGTGGGATTCTTGGAGCGGTCGGAATGAGAATTATCCCAGATTTTCCGGCAACGGATTATATCACGGCAGTTGCAGTCGGTATGTTTAATGGATTGTCGGCTACCGGTGTGAATCAGGTTATTAAACAGACAGTGCAGAAAGAATAATTAAGGAGAGGATATCATGTACGAAAAAACTTTGACGATTTTCAATTATTATGAGAGTCCGACAACAAGAGATGCGTACTGGTATCCTCATGTTTTATCCGGTGTCGACCTCATTACGGACAAAGGGGCAATCCTCAAAAAGTACGGGCCAGACGCAACAGACAACGCGCAGTTACACATCCATTATACTGTCCAGAATGGCGATATAACCATTGCTGATAAAGACGGCAAGATTCTCCCATGGGTGCCAGTTAAAGAGTGGAAAAGGCAGATTAACAACGCTCTGGAAGACACTATCACATTCTCAGACGAATCGTTTTTCTGGGAAGGTGAGTGGACTGGTGGAACGGTATCTGATGGTGATTATCGGAACGGATTCTATCAGTACATGAACGAGAACAAGGATAACGTGTTCAAGATTACCAGTGTTGGCGGCCCGTATACGCTGATTCCGCATTTTGAGATTCTAGGTAAGTGATATGAGTAAGATTCATCATTTCAAAGGATTCTCCGTAGTCGATGGAGATATGAAAATCAAACTAAATATGGACAGATTTTCCAGACAGTATCAAGAAGCTCAGTATCTCCTTGATGGAATGGTAATGGACAGCATGGTTCCGTTTATGCCGATGATTACCGGAAATTTCATCAACCGGACAAGAATTGAAAGCGCATCATTGCAAGGGACTGGATTTGTATGTGCGGCGGCGGCTCCATACGGTCGCTTTCTGTATGAGGGTAAAACCATGGTTGACGAATTAACCGGAAGCCCTTACGCAAGACCTGGAGCGAAAAAAGTTCTTGTTAGTCAGTTTTCCGGTCGGACAGCGGCAAAAGAGAATCTTGAATACACCAAACAGGCGCACCCACGGGCACAAGCCCATTGGTTTGATGCCGCTAAACGACAATATGGAGCTACATGGATTCGCAAAGTAAAAGCACAGGCAGGAGGTGGCAGACATGGCGGATAAGCCTATCGGAAAAGATGCAACCGGATATGAGATTCTGACAGATGCCATGAAAGCACTTCTAAACCAGTATCCGGGGCTATACGAAAATGAAACAATTAAATTTGAGGAACTCGGCAAAGAATCTGGAATTGCGTTCTCAGCAGATAACGGAGCGTTGGTCTATTCAGAAAAAGAGGACGTTTGCGGAACAATGCACCAGGTATGCCAGTATCCATTTTATGTGGTATACCGCACAGCATCTGACAAGGAAAGGCAGAAGTTATCTGTTCAGAAGTTTCTTGACAATCTCGGTAAATGGATATGCCGGGAACCAGTTATTATAAACGGCTCTGAGACGCGTTTAAATACGTTTCCTGAGCTTTCACAGGGACGAGTGATAAAACGCATCACCCGCGACAACTCTTATGGTTTAGAGCCACAGGAGAGCGGCGTACAGGATTGGTTATTGCCATTGTCAGTGCGCTATGAAAACACATATGAAGTAATATAACGAGTAACAACCGGCTATCAATTAGAGATAGCCGCTAACCTACACAGCCTTTTAAAAGTTACAGGCAGAAAGGACATTTCTATGGCAGTTACAGGCAAGATTGACCGTAAATATATGGCTCATTACATTGATGCAGGCTCTCTCTGTGGGGGACTGACACCGAAATATGAGCGTCTTGGAAAAGATCTGGAAGAGTACAATGTCGAACTCAATCCAGATACTGAAACATCTAAAAACATTCTCGGAGAATCCACATTCAAGCATAACGGCTACGAAGTTTCTTCTGACGCTGATCCGTTCTATGCAGACACTACTTCTGATCTGTTCACAGCATTACAGAAAATCGTAGATGGACGCCTCAAAGACGATAATCTCAAGACAAAAGCAGTTGAGGTCCATCTCTGGACAGAAGCTACAGCAGGCAAGTATGAAGCATATCAGCAGGACTGCTACGTTGTGCCGACAAGCTACGGCGGCGATACATCCGGCTATCAGATTCCATTTACCGTTAACTATGTCGGCGAACGTGTAAAAGGAAAGTTTGATATCAGTTCCGGTACATTCACAGCCGATAGCGAATAAACACATATACAAGGAGGGCACGCCAAATGGCAAAAATAATTAACACCAAAATTGATGATGGAATTTTTACATTCACGTTTACCAACAACGAAGACGAAGTTTTTTCTTCTTTCAAGCTTAACCCGACTGATATCAATGTAGCAGCACGTGCAGAGGAACTGGGAGAGTACTTTGACCAGCTTAAAAATTCTATTCAAAAAGTCACATCTGGTAAGGAAGTGGCAGAACTGAACAAACAGATCGAAGACAAAATCAACTATCTGCTCGGATATGAAGCATCAAAAGACCTGTTCAAGGAGCCGATCACAGCGACTACTGTATTCGGCAATGGTCAGGTATTCGCCTACATCGTACTTGACAAGATCGCAGAAGCAATCGCACCGGAAATCGAAAAGAGAAAAAAGAAAATGCAGACGGCAGTCAATAAGTATACGGAGAAGTATACAAAATGACCGCCTATGAGCTTCCCACCTCACTAAATATCAGTGGGGTGGATTTTTCTATCAGGACGGATTTTCGCGCGATTATTGACATTCTAATTGCCATGAATGACCCGGAATTAGACGAGCAGGCGAAAGCAGTTGTTATGTTACAAATTCTGTTTGAGGACTGGCAAAGCATACCGGCTGAGCGTCTGGATGAAGCTTGTCAGAAAGCATCAGAGTTCATCGACTGTGGACAGACTGATGACAACCCGAACAAACCAAAGCCCCGTTTGATGGACTGGGAACAGGATGGAGACATGATTGTTCCGGCGGTAAACAAGGTTGCCGGTAAAGAAATCAGAGCAGTGCCTTATATGCACTGGTGGACGTTTTTTGGATACTTTATGGAATCTGGCGAATGTCTTTTTAATACCGTAGTTGGAATTCGTTCAAAAAAGGCAAAGGGCGAAAAGCTCGATAAATGGGAAAAGAAATTCTATCAGGAAAATAAGAACATTATTGATATAAAAACACGTCTCAGCGAAGAGGAGCAAGCGTACAAGGATGCGCTGAATGAGATGTTAAACCTCAAATAGTTAGGAGGTGGACACATGGCTGCTGATGGCTCAGTCATTATTGATACCAGATTAGACACAACCGGTGTCCAAAAAGGTGTATCAGCGATTAAACAGTCATTCGACGGGCTTGGAAGCACAGTAAAAAAAATAGGACTACTTATCGGCGGAGTATTTGCTGTCGGTAAACTAGTACAGTTTGGAAAAGAATGCGTTGCCCTTGGCTCAGATCTCGCAGAAGTGCAGAACGTGGTCGATGTTACATTTACAACCATGTCTGACAAAGTAAATGAATTCGCAAAGAACGCCATGACTTCTGCCGGATTATCTGAAACTATGGCAAAAAGGTATGTCGGCACGTTCGGAGCAATGTCTAAGTCGTTCGGATTTTCAGAATCACAGGCTTACGACATGTCAACGGCCCTGACACAGCTGACTGGTGATGTGGCATCATTCTACAACATCAGTCAGGACTTGGCTTATATCAAACTGAAATCAGTGTTTACGGGTGAAACGGAAACATTAAAAGATTTGGGCGTGGTAATGACCCAGTCGGCACTTGACCAATATGCACTTGCAAATGGCTACGGCAAGACCACATCTGCAATGACTGAACAGGAGAAAGTTGCTCTCCGCTTTGCTTTTGTGCAGGAACAGTTATCAGCCGCATCTGGTGACTTCATTCGTACTTCTGACAGCTGGGCGAACCAGGTGCGAGTGATGCAGTTGCAGTTGCAGTCCCTCAAGGCAACAGTCGGACAAGGGCTGATTAATATTTTTACACCTGTTCTGAAAGTGATCAATATTTTGCTCGGCAAACTGGCAACTCTGGCGAATGCCTTCAAGTCATTTACGGAGCTTATTACTGGCAAGAAATCATCAGGTCAGACAAGTGGAGCAGGTCTTGCCGGAACAGACGCGATCGCAGATACAGCAGATCAGTATGGACAGGCAGCAGATAATGCGGAAAAACTGGCGGATGCCAATAAAAAAAAT